GAAAGGAGCTGAGTCCGTTGCCATTGATGGCTTCTTGTTGTGCTTACTGTCAGGCCAACGAACCTTTGTTTTCCCTTCAGCGTAAAGCGAGTTTTGTAATAACTCCCCGCGATGACCGCAAAGAATTGAATTGTCAAAATGCTTAATAACTTCGTTAAAAATAACTTGCAGGTCAGGATGGCACTCACTTAACCGCCTCTGGCTTTTTTCTCCGTAGCTAGGCATTACCTATTGCGCCACCAGCGAACAATCGGAGGAATGGTCATCATCAAAATAGCCACGGTTCCAGAAAAACCGGTGATGAAGTCACTGTTCTCAGCAAAGAAATTGTAAGTGCATGAGCCTAGCCCTAACGCACAACCTGCTTTCATCGTTGCTGTTGTGGCGCTCTCGACAAAATTACTCATGCTTTTCCTTATCGCATAAAAAAGCCCGCTCAATGGCGGGCAATCGGTTGAAATTCAAAGTCCTTTTATGGACGGAAATAACTAAAATTCGGGCACAAAAAAACCGGCTGGCGGGCCGGTTGCAAATAAATTAGTGACACTGAACTGAGGATAGGTGATTTTTAGATCAAATTATAAGCAGAGTCAAGTTTTTAATAATTCATGGAACGGTTTTTTTATCCATTCCTCTAAAATTTCGGCTCTGTCTTCCCAGGTTTGGGACCATGCAGATTGTGAAATCCCTAACACCGCCGCCTTCTGCGTTTGATTCATCACGTCGTCATGGACGTACCGAAAAAGAATGACATCGGCCAGATCAAAGCAATTAATTTTAGCGGTGCTCCAGTGGTTGGCCTCACAGGTGCGCTTGATGTGATCCGAAAACGATTCGATTAAGTCCCTATGCGATTGGTCGCAGCCATCCCGAGCTTTTTCAAGTATTGCGACCCTTGGGTTTTTATACTTTCCTGCAAGGCTGCTGAAGGGCTCTTTGCTGCCTGAGTAACGGCGTTTTTCTTTCCCCACGGCAGTACACCCATTGTCTAACCAGAATTTACTTGCAGAATTTCGTTTTAGCATTCCCGCTTAAAATCCCCATTCTCAAACCAGCCCAATTCATCGCCTCTGGCAAAGTAACCGTCCCCGATATAAATCCAGTTCATCAGCGCGCACTGCTCGATTTGCTTTTTGCTAGGCTGCTGCACTACCGACGTCCTGTACCAGTTTGGCGTGATACGTGAGTGCTACGCCTAACGCTGCCCATACGTCAGCAGAGACGCCGAATAGTGGTCCTGGGTTAGCCTTGATGCCGACTGTTGGGTTTTTACCTCCCCCGGTGGCTGGGAACCTGTCGATAATGGCTTGGCGGATGTTTGAATCTTTGGCTCGCATGTTCCCATTGCACAACGTTCGCTTAACTTCCTGCCGGTAAATTAACTCCGGTTCTTTGCCCCGGTGCTCGATGATTTGCATGTACCGACCAATCCAGACGCAGGTATCAAAAACACTTTTCCCGACTGCCATCCCGTAACTGGCTACCATCTCAACCGCGTAGTGGTGATCCCAATCCATACGAGATTTCAATATTTTCCTCAGCTCATCGTTCGGCACTTTGCCAAAATCTCCAAGCGTGTGCGTGTCAGGAAAATACACACAATACGCGCTGAGCTGGTTGCCTGGATCGATGGCCAGGATGGGTTTATCGAGTGGGTTCATGCTCGGAGTCCTCCCCGTAGTTTTTTCAGTGCTGCGTTGCCAACTTTCAGGTTGCGCTCTTTGGCTCCAGTGTCAGGAATTTCAAGTTGCTTGCGCTTCCTGGCTTCGTCGTCTCGCTTTTGCTGGGCCTCGTATTTTTTTAACTGCCAGGTTGCATCGTTGCCTTCGCTGTCGATGTTTTTAGCCTCCAATCCCAAACACAACGCTCGAAACTGTGCGGCTCCCGGGGGCCACTCAGGGTATTCGGCAAGACATCGGTTCAAACCATCAGCGATCTGCTGACCGGTAACACCTGCCATGACTGTCACCCAATCCTCATGGGGGGTTTCACCAAACTGGCTTGCAAACTTAAACCCGTACAGGCTCACCATTTTCATCCACAACTTCTCCGTCAATGACTCGGCCTGCTCCCTCAGTGCGAGCCTGTTGTCGTTGTCGGACGTTGGCTTCCACTCGTTCGACAAGTGACGGTTTTGGGCTTGCTGTTCCAGGTCTTTGAGATTGATTCGTTGCATGAGATTGCCCCCTGGTTTTGAATTGCTCTTGCTTGAGACGTCGGATTAATTTTCCCTGCCATTGCGATTCGGTTTGTTGAATATTTTCGCCATTCCAAAACAAACAAAATTCATGGAGTTGATCAGGTGCGAAATCTGGACAACCTGATCGGAGTTTATTTGCCTCCCAAAATCCAGGTTCCGGAGACCAATCTAAATCCATTGAAAATTTCCCCCCCGCTCCTCCTTTTAGGTTCTTTTTAGATTCCCTTTTAGGTTCGTGTCCCAAATTTGGTACTGGTTGGAGTACCGTTTTTGGTACTGGTCGAGTCCCTAAATTGGTACTGGTACCGTTTTTGGTACTGGTACCTAAATTGGTACCGCTTTCACCATCTCCACCAGTACCGTTTTTGGTACTGCTTTCTTTGTGGCTACCAGTGCCTAAATTGGTACTGGTTTTTAGTTTGTAATGGTTAGAGCTTCCATACTTTTTAACCAAAATAATCAGTCCGTTTTTCTCTAATTCGGCGAGTGAATTCATCACCGTTTTTCTATTCATTCCTGTTGAATCTGCAATAAAACTAATCGACGGATTACACTGATTAGTGCTTTCGTTATGGCAGTTTGCCAACGCCAAAAGCACTAATTTGTGCGACGATTTCACCCGCTGCTGCCAGGCCCAGAAGGTGGCTTTTGCGCTCATTCAGTCTTTTCCCTTATGGTTTTCCACCACCCCAGCCGATTCCTCAGCCGCTTTTTTGAGTTGTTCGGATAGCGCTAACATCTGTTCTGGCGTTCCTGAAATCTTCTCCAGCAACGATTTATCATTGCGCTGGCTAATGTGGATTTTGTCGTCAAGAATGGTCACGTAGATGTCTTTATCGATGGTCATTGTTGGCACCTTTTAACTCGTTTAATCGGGCTTCAAGAGCGGCTATTTCATCCTTGGTTTGGCTAAAGTATTTCTCGACGAAATAAAGAACTGGGGACGTGTCGCCAGTCACATCGATATAAGTCTCAAGGTCATCCAAAGTGAACCGCCTAGAGTCATCTGGGTTTTGGGCCAGCTTCCTGCTCAGGTCAGACGGCGAATAGTCCATATCCATTGCAATAGCCTTTTGTGGCCTGCCTTGCTGGTGAACCCTAGCCGCGACGTACTCACGACAAGATGGGTAGCTTTCAACCAAGCCAGCCTCGAAATTAAGTGTTAGTTGCATTACCCTCTGCCCTGACCTCAAAAAAAGGATTTAAAATGTCTTCTTCCGATCCAATGAACAATATGAAAAAAGTTCTCTCCGATTTCTCAGTAGGCCGTTTCGACGAACTAGGGCTACCAAGCACTCCGTTTGATCCAAACTCACTCCGCCTTATGGTTTCTTGTGAGTTAGCCGAACAATTTCCGAAAAGGGGCCTCTCAGCGACAGAATCGCTACACATGTTTGTGGATCAAAGCCAACTAAGGCGGCTGGTTGATCTTCTGACAACTGAGCTTCAAAAGATGGAGGAGGAAACTGCCGAGATTCTGACTTCACAGAAGGGCCAATCTTAAAAAAAGGCCGCTCCATCTTTGGCGAATTAGCCACCACAGCAGCACCATTAGATAACTGTGTAACGTACAGAACGGGCGAGTCATAAAACGTCTGTTCTAGTGTTTCTGCTCTATTATTCATCTTTTTGTTTCCCCTACTTTCCTCTAGTTTCCCCTAGGAATTCAGCTACAAAAAACCAGCAATTAAGCTGGTTGCGACGTTGATTAAGAAGCAGCCTTAAACGAATCAGGCTTTAGGACAAATCTTATGTTTAATGCATGCTCTTTCGGGATAGGCTTATCGTCAGGCCATTGGCTTACAGCGCCTTTTGAAATACCCAAGGAGTCAGCGAGCGCTGTTCCTGTACCAAATAATTCAATGGCCTGTTGTTTGGTTAGGGAAAAGTCGTCACTCATAGGGGTATCCAAGATTGTTTCATCGATACCTGAAAGTTTAGAATGCTAAACGAAGTCGTGTCAAGCATGCTAAATAATAAATACAGTATTCTTCACCGCATGAAAACAAGCGGCGAAAGAATTAGACATGCACGGAAATCCAAAGGGCTCACCCAAGAGGCTTTGGGTGCTGCTTCTGGCGTAACAAAAAGTTCTGTTAGCCAGTGGGAAGGTGATTTGACAACACCAACAGCTGATAACTACCTATCCATAGCGGATGAGACTGGATTTTCTTATCGTTGGCTGGTACGAGGAGATGGCCCAGAAGTTGTTACTCAATCACTTCCATTCGATATAGAAGCCTATTTAAAAACGTGCGAGCTATCTGAGATAAAAAACATTTTATTGTCTGCTACTCAGCGGCTGAATGATTAAATCCTGCTTTCATCTTGGCACGTACTTTTTTAATTATTTCCAGCTGATCTTCCTCTGAAAGAGCCATATAGACTGTTTTAAGCCGTTTTATTAACGCCATTCGCTCATCAGTCTCTGTAACAGTTTGCTGCTCCATTACTCCCACTCCCCTCCAGACCGGTTTCCCCGCTTCGGTTCGTTTTTATCGATCTGGAAGGAAAAATATACTGTATTTATATACAGCAAACAATACTTAAACATCCTATGACACTCCGTTGGCCTTTGTTTTAGTAGGGGGCTTTTTACCTATGATTGAAATCAATTTCAAATTAGCAAACTGGGTTTTGCAAACCAGGGAGTCATGCCTTTTTAGCTTGGAATAATGGTTATAAAGCCATATAGCTAACCCATATGAGTTAAAAATGTGGTAAAAAAGGAAGTGAAATAGAGTGTAATTGTGAAAATATTGGGATTTGATTCCCAAAATCAGCTAGAAAGAAATAAGAAAAAGTATTTAATATAGCAATTGAGTCTAAAAATGCCTGATTTTGATCGTACAGGCATGGATGCAATAAAGAGAATAAAGTTTCTGCTTGATTATCACGGCTATGCCTCGCGGAAAGGAAGAGAAAGGCTTGCCGAGCAGCTGCGTGTATCGATGACAACGCTTGATCGGATCATAGTGAATCAGCCGGACAGGTATATTCACGAACTCGCCTTTCAGCTCAACTCTACCCCAGCTTGGATAAAAGAGGGCCAGCTTGGAAAGCCGCTGGTTCGCCAATTCATTAATTACATGGTTGATGATCTTGGTGAAAGCAAGCAATTCATGGTTAAGGAAATACTCATGTCGTTGAAAAGGTATGAGTAAAGGCCCTACTCCGGCCTATACCACCTACAAATTCAGTATCTCTATCACGGTTCCATCCAGCGCAACCCTTGCCGCCATGCTGTTTTTAACAGTGCCACCAAAAGCATTCTTGCCGCGAAAAGAAGTAATAACTACAAGGTGATCCCCTTTATCTATATAGCGCGTTTCATCATGCTCATAGCTATCCGGGTCATTCATAGAGCCCTTGATGTATTCCTCAAATTGATTATGTGAGCCATCCCAAGCTGAAAACTGCTTTTCTATCAGCTTTATTCGAGCGGCCTTTTCAGAGTAGTGCTTTAATTTTGACTTGTAGGTTTCATTTTGTGGATGCAGGGTTGCCAGCTCAGCATAGCGCACCCTGTTTTCTTCATAGTCTTTTGCGGGTATCCCCTTGAGTTCATTTAACAACCGGGTTGTTTTTGCTTCTGGACTTTCCTTGGCAGCATGAGCGGCTGCGGCTTGCTGGCTTGCCCTTTCATAATCGCCACTCTTGATAGAGCCCCACACCCCAACAATGATTAGTATCAAAACTAGCCACGTCACTATGGAGGTTTGCTTTGGTGCTGGCTCCCCGCATTTTGGGCAGGCTTTTGCGTTTTTGCTAACCGTCCCACCACACGCCTTACATTCAACTGTTTTGCCCATTTCAACAATTCCTTTTTTATCCATTGAATCGAACTAAAACCAACTATACAAAAATAAATGTTTAGAATGCTTGACTTTATAATGTTTAGCATCCTAAACTTATTCATGCATTGAAAACACCAACCAAGGCCAAACCAATGACCGCAACATGCAGAGCAACAGCAGAAGAACTAGACCATGACCTTAATCAGCAGGAAGCCCCTTCTGTCGATGAGCTGCTGGAAAAGCTGTTCGATGACATGGACAACCCAGTAATGAGCCTGGTCGCGGTTCAGGCAGACGACACGATGTTGGATCTGATGGGTAACGAGCTGGACGAAGAGGGAGAGCTAGCAGCCATTATCCGGTTATCGGCCTACGACCCAATTAAGGCTGGGAACAAGCTCCAGGCGCTCCGTAAGCGGTTTCTTAGGGCTTACGTTGAGGGCAACACAGACAAAGTTACTGACTACTTCAGGGAGTGAACCATGAGCAAGCAACTGAAAGAAGACATTGTGTGCGGGATTGGCTGCGTAGTTTTAATGCACATCATGGCCTACGCGTTTTTGGTGAGCTTAGCCGATGCCCTGTAACAAAGTCACTTATGAAACCAAAGAGCAGGCCACGAAAGATGCTCGACTAATAGAAATAGATAAGCGTCGCTTTAAAGAAAAGACAGCAAAAACCGGCAGGAAACTCAAGCCGTACCTGTGCGACCTCTGCGACCAATGGCACTTAACGACACAGCCCAAATTGAAGTTTTGGAACAACAAAAGGAAACCGTTATGAATCTAACCCAGTCATCGATCGACATCCCGCCAGGTGTTAGCGCCAAAGAGCAAGACCGGCAGGAAATCCGCCAGCACATTGATACGTTTTTGGCGAACGGCGGTGAAATCAAACAGCTTTCCGTTAATGCCCGACAGGACGAGATAGACCGGATTAAGAACTGTAAGCACCAAACGCAGGGTGCCAAGAAACAGCAGTTGGCGAAGTTGGACAAACAAATTCAGCGGCTTAATTCGCCGGTTAGTTGAGGTGCAAGATGTTAGACCAAGCCGCATTAAGAGTTGGCGACAGAGTTCATTACCAGCCAGATCATTATCAAAATAATGAGTGGGAAAACGGAATGATCAGAGAGATTCCATCCCACACAAATGAGTCGGTAAGAGTCGTATTTCATTGCGCGGGGGACTGGAGAAATTTTAAGAACTACACCTCCGCATTAACCAATTTACGAGATTTAAAAAAAGGCTGGAGACACTGAAATGATCAGCGTTTATGCAAGCGAAGAAGATGATCAACAACAGTTTGCCAGAAGAGCTGCTGAGCATTTTGCTGCTCACCCAGAACATCAAACCTATACAGACGAAGAAATCGCTTGTGATCAATGGTTTGCTGTTCGATACGGGCTTGGCAATGACTGTGTAGTTGTTTTCAAAATTAGCGATTCAGTAGAACCCAAAAATTATATGGAACTTGTTAGGGAGTATCAGCAATGACCAACACAGCAGAAAACACCACCGAAGTTATCCCCATTAAGGAAAAAGAAATGAGTACAGAGCTTGCAGCGCCAACCCAGCAAATCGGCGACATTATGCTAAACCCTGATCTGCTATCGCAGGCAATGGTCATGGCTGAAAGCATGGCTACATCTAAAGTCACCGTCCCTGATCACTTGAAGGGTAACGTCGGAGACTGCTACGCCATTGTTTTGCAATCGCTCCAGTGGCGTATGAACCCTTTTGTTGTCGCGCAGAAAACGCACCTCGTTAGTGGAAAGCTCGGCTATGAAGCCCAGCTAGTTAATGCCTTGGTGCAAGCTTCTGGCCATATCCAGAACACGTTTAAATACGAGTACCGGGGTGAAGGGGCAAATTTAGAATGCCGCGTTGGTGCAACCCTGAAAGGCGATGCTGAAATCACCTGGGGAGAGTGGCTAAGCTTTGGTTCTGTTACTACCAAAAACTCCCCACTTTGGAAAACAAATCCCCGCCAGCAAATGGGTTACTTGCAAGTCAAGAATTGGACGCGTTTATACCTCCCTGCCGCTATTCTCGGCGTATACAGTGATGATGAGTTAATGGACGCCCCTGCTCCAGCAGAACCTAAAGATATCACCCCTGCCCGCCCCGAACTGTCTTTGTATGCCGATGAGAAATTTGAAGAAAACCTACCTAAATGGAAAGACCTTATTGATGGTGGAAAACGTACCGCAGAGCAAGTCATCGCAATGGTTTCTAGCAAAGCAACGCTCAGCGAAGAGCAAGTAAATGCCATCAAAGAATTGGAGAATGACAATGGAAACGCTTGATTTAATCCAGGGTAGCCGCGAATGGGTTGCCGCACGTTTAAATTATTTCACCGCCTCTGAAGCGCCAGCAATGATGGCTCAGTCTAAGCATGTGAGCCGCAATGAACTGCTGCACATGAAAGCGACAGGGACGGAACAAGAATTCAGTGATTGGTTTCAGAAAAACGTTCTTGATAAAGGCCACCGGGTAGAGGCTGCTGCCAGGGAAGTAGCTGAACAAATTATCGGTGAAGAATTATTCCCCGTTACTGGTTGCAATGAACACCTGCTTGCTAGCTTTGATGGCTTAACCATGATGGAGGACGTTAGCTGGGAATGTAAGCAGTGGAACGAGTACAAAGCCAGCATAGTTAAGACAGGAAAGGTTCCTGATGAAGACTACTGGCAAGTCGTTCACCAGATGGCTGTCAGTGGCTCTGAGAAAGTTTTGTACATGGTGACTGATGGTGATGAAAAGCAAGTCCATGTTTGGGTTGAGAGAAATCTGGAGCATGAACAAGTTTTGCTTTCCTCTTGGGCGCAGTTTGAGAAAGACCTTGAAAATTACGAGCCATCAAAGTACGAACCTGAAGCCAAAGGCAACCCCGTTTCAGAATTTCCAGCCCTCTTCATTGATCTATCAGGTGAGGTACAAGGCACCAACTTAGCCACCTATCAGGAAGCCGTTGTTGCGCGAATTAAGGCTATCAGCACGGATTTAAAAACCGATCAAGATTTTGCCGATGCCGAATCAATGGTCAAATTTCTGGATGGTGCAGAAAAAGAAATTGAAACCGTTAAGAAACAAGCGCTCGCCAAAACCGCCAGCATTGATGAATTGTTCCGCACTGTTGATCACCTCCGCGAAGAAATGCGAAGTAAGCGGCTTGAGCTTAACAAGCTGGTCACAGCCCGAAAAAAAGAACTGAAAATTGACATTGCTACCAAAGCCAGAGCCGCCGTTGATGAGCATATAGCCAGCCTTAACAAAGGACTGGGTGGTGCTTACATGCCACAAATCATCACAGACTTTAATGGTGCGATGAAGAACAAGCGCTCAGTAGCAACACTGCAAAGCTCAGCCGATGATGAAGTGGCCCGGGCAAAAATAGAGGCCAGTGAAATTGCTGAAAAGATTCGCACTAATCTAAAACTTATTGATGATTCAGAGCATGATTTTCTATTCGGCGATCGCCAGCAACTTGCCCTCAAAGATACTGACGACCTTGAAGTGATTATCAGCCAGCGCGTTTCCCAGCACAAAGCAGCGGAAGAAGAAAGGTCTGAGAAAGAGCGCGAAAAAATCCGCGAAGAAGAGCAAGCAAAGCTTAAAGAAAATCAGCCTGAAACAGCCCCGGAAGATAACCAGCAACCTGTAGTAGAAACAGCACCTCCGGCCGCTACTCCGTTGGAGCCAGCAGAGGTTATAGGTTCCCCGTCGCGCCCAGGCGATGACGAGATTATTGAAGCATTATCCCTTCACTTCCGCGTCCATGAATCCAAGGTTATTGAATGGCTTACTGACATGGATTTAAAACGCGCAAGTGAAAAGCTCGCTGCAAACTTCTGATTCAAACCAAGAGGAACCACCCAGCGCAGAAGATCAGGCGCAGATGGAGATTGAGGACGCGGCTTAGCTAAATGCTAACCGTTTCCTTCGTGTTCGTAGCAGCAGTTGTGATAGCCGCTTGGATGAACGAGAGAGATAACTAAAGGTCATTCAGTAACACCAGGGGATTTGAAAATGACAGAAACAGCAAAAATATTTTGTGTTACCTGCGGCGATTACTTTCCAGAAAACGAAGCAGGATATGACGATGGGAAAATTGCAGAGTGCCAACACTGCACAGATGCAAGAGACGCAGCCCGTTATCGTTACTTACGAGACCGCGACATTGACACTATTCGTAGCGGTGGAATCTTTGCAGGAATGACACCAGACAACGTAGTACTGAACGGCGTTGATCTTGATAAAGCTATCGACTCTGCGGCAGCCAACGCTCAGTAATGTAACACCAGGGGATTTGAAATATGGAAACAATAGGCAAGGTTAAGTTGAAAATAGCAATTGGGCACGGAGGCAACGGTGGGTGCGTTGTTGAAATCGTTGAATTGCCTGACACCAGATCCGAAGTAGATATTAATGAATACAGCTCTTGGATAGACGATTTATTTTATGAAGGCTCTCAGCTACCGAAAGAGGCAGGACTGTATCTTTTTGAAGGAAAAGCCACTGGCTTTCCGGGAAGTGATGAAATGTACAGGTACACCGGCGAGTTCACCCAGATAGAAATTTAACGGTCGAAATTGTAAGTGTGGAGTGATTTGAAATGAAAGAAAATGATTTTCTTGAAGCTAGATTAAAGCCTTGTCCATTTTGTGGCAGCACCGATGTACGCAAGGACATTATGTATTGGGATGATGAGAAAGAAAACCCAGGAATTGAATGTCTTGAATGCGACGCGGTAGCCCGGCCAGAATGGTGGAACAAACGTCATGATTGTGACAGTAATTAATACCCGCTCAACACAGAGCACTATGTCTGACAGTTTTTATACGGAACTGGTTTGCCGTGACGAGAATGGAAAGGAATGTATTGTTGATCCATTCATAACGGCATTGGCTAACACCGAATTAAAGAACGAGCCGAAGGTGTCTAGCAGCTTTGTAGGAAAAACATACGAGCTTGTTGGCGACTATGTTCACCAGGGAAGATGCGGCGAATGCCATATTCCAACCGCATTTAATGAAGTCGTAGAGACCGGCATTCAGCAAAGTCTGTTTTCTTAGACTCGAATATGTAATTAACGGGAGCATTTGAATGGAACAGGGCGGCACACGATTCAATGTACTTTTTCAAAATCAGGCTATATGCCCTGAATGCAAAGGAACCGGCAGCAAGATTATGCAGTATGCAGCGACTTCTGATCACCTTGTAAATCAAATGACTTGTCATTACTGCAAGGGCTTAGGAAAAGTGCGATGTTCACCAAACTAAAGATTGAATATGTAACAACTGAGCCATAGGTATTGGCATGACCAACAAAGACGAACGGGAAGATAGGTAATGAGTGAAGAAGCAGCACGCAAAGCTTACGAAGAAGATTGCCGCCGAAAGCCGACTTATGAAAACAATGGCGGACAAAGAAGAACCTGGGACGAACTGCCCGACCTTGTAAAAAACAGTTGGCGAAAAAACCCAACGCCTAGAACCTATAAGCACGATGATTCAACCACCAAGACAGAGCAGCAGTGATGAAAGGATTAACAACAGAAGCAGAAGTTGTCACCCAGTATAAAGCTATTTGTAGCCGCTGCGATGCGGTTGGCCTGACGCTAAAAGTAACTGAAGCAAGGTTTGAATTTAACATCAAGGAAGCAAATGGATCTATAACGATGCTAACACTTGCCGAGGTTGAAAGGTTCTTACGCGGGTATGAACTAGCTTACAAGGCAAGCCTATAACTAGAGAGCAGCAGTGATGAGTAACTTAATAAGCAGTGAAAACATAGCCGAAATAATAGAGGGTTGCGAATACGACCTAAGAGCGTTGATGCAAGAAGTTGGCCTTCGTCCTTTCGATTGCAGCCTTTTAGAGACAAACGTGACACTGCTTGAATTGGTTAAATACCTTAATGAGCAAAGGCTAGCTAACTTATCAAAACAACCAGACCTTATTAACGAGGTGGATTGATGAAGCGATATAGGCGGCCAAAAGTTGTTGAGGGCCAAATAAAAATGCAGCGCGGCAGAATTGACGGTGACGCCCCTGATATGTGTATTTTTTATGGTGACAACGTCCCTCGTTGCGATAGGGCCTTAGTTATGAATACCTTGTGTTTTGAAACTTACGACACAGGCACAAAAGAAAGCAGAGTGTCGTTCATAGAAGAGCTGGAACAGCGCGGCTACGATTTGGAAACTTTTAGGTTCTCGATTGAGAGGAAATCCTAACAATGACACTCAACTACCTACCCGAATCCAAGCCCGACCTCTGGGGGCCTTTGAACCAGCTAATCAAGGGCGAACAAATGCAGAGGCGTAGATGCCCAAAGAGCGAGGCTGCGGCTGAACGTATCAGCGCCGGAAGCGTAACCGGCACCCTACCTACACGATCTTATTGAGGTGAGATAAACAAATGAACACGTACTTTTCCTTAATGGCAGAGTTTGAAACCGGGGAAATACCCTTGGCCGACATTTCTGAAAAATACTTAGGGATAAGCCTGAAAAAAGCAGAGGAGCGAGCCAGGGCGCAAACCCTTCCGTTTCCGGTTTACCGTGGCGGCTCCCAAAAGTCGAAGTGGCTTGTTGCAGCCGAGGAACTAGCAAAGTACCTCGATGCAAAAAAGCAGAAAGCCAGGGATGACTGGAAGCGCATCAATGCGGCTTAAACAGATCACAATCGGCGTACCTGTCCCCCATTTTCTTAATGTGGGAATAGCGCTTAAGGCTTGCCCAGGATCGATGACCAGAAACCATCGCCACTTCCGGTATTTCCTTACCCAACTCAAACAGGTAGCTAATGCCCTCATGCCTCAAGTCATGGAACCGGAGGTCTTTAATGCCTAGTATCTTACACGCATTGGTAAAAGCACCCGACACACTACCTGAGTTATACGGGAAAATAACATCGCCTTCAGGCTGCCTATCAACAATTTCACGGGCTTTTTCTGGCAAGAATACAAACGTGTCCCGCTTCTCCCTGGGATGCTTCATTTCACGCACCAAAACACTGTCATCATTCATATCACTGCGACGGATAGAGCAAATTTCATCTTGCCTGCGCGTGGAAAAAATAGCGAACCCAATAATATCAATCATGGGTATCTTGGCATTAAACTGCCGCGAAAAATGGTTAACCAACATCGTCAACTCTTCAATTGTCGGCCTACGGTTCCGCTCACTAGAGCGAGAAATCAACCGCTCTTTCCGGGCGAGAAAGCCAGCATCCTCTAGCGCTTGTGAATTAACAGGAATACCCCGCTCAATACGCACAGAGCGAAACGCATTAGATAGCCAGATAATGTCATTGTTGACTGTGGAAGGCCCTGCTGTTTGCCTGCGCTCTCTGATATGCGCCAATACCTGCCGTGTAGTCAGCCCAATAGCATCAAGGTCGCCAAACGAATGATTAATCAGATAGTTAATATGCGACAACTTGGAGCGGCCAAACTTACTAGATCCTTCGTAGTCATCCCTGTACCACTCCAATACCTGCTTAATCTTTACACCGGAATGATTCAGAGCCTCCAGTGCGCCAGGTACACGCAACTCAGCTTCACGCCTTGCCGCCCACTCCTTCGCCAAAGCCTTCTTCTCAAAGGTTTCCGATTCGTTATGAACGTGTC